GACTATGCAGTTGCGAGAGAAGGAAGTTTGAAACTGAAAGAAGTGTCCTATATCCCGAGCGAAGGTTATCCGGCAGGAGAGCTCAAACACGGTACTCTTGCGCTTATTTCCCCGAAAACCGTATCGGTTGTTATAATTACCGACAAAGCGCTTGCGGAAAAGAGCGTCAATGCCGTCGAACAGGTGCTTGCGCGCAAGGGGAAGGCGGCTGTCATAACAAATGTGGACGATGTGGAGGACGATTTGAAAGGCAGGGCGGAGATTGTACGCCTTCCGCGTTGCGACAAGTTTCTCGCGCCTTTGGCGGCGGCGGTTGCGGTGCAGCACCGGCCTGCCGGTCCTGGACCTGGCGTTGGCCTCCTCGACGAGGTCGCGGATGCCCTCCTGGGCGCGCTTGAGCCTGTCCTTGGCGGCGGAGAGCTGGGCGGCGGACTCCATCGACCCGAACCGCTCGTGGACGGCCTGGGCGCCCCTCAGCTCGCGCTTGGCGGCGCGTATGCGTCGCTCCGCGCGCCTCTGCCTCTGCTCCCAGGCGTACACCTCCTCGCCGGGCAGCCCGCTTGCGCTCTCGGGGTTCGGGCCGTAGGCGCGCGGGGCCCCGTGGCGGTAGGGACCGAAGGAGTGGCGGCAGTTCGGCCCCCCGATGCCCGCCGACAGGTCGCCCCAGCGGCACGACGAGTAGAAGTCCGGGTACCTGACGCCGTCCATCTCGACCTCCCCGTGCAGGCTGTAGACGCGCCCGTGCCACGCGGCATGGGAGGGCCGGGCGTCCTCGTGGCTCGACACCTCCACCAGCGCCACGCCCAGCCCCTCCATGCGCTCCAGGGTCATCCTCATGCCGTCCTGGGATATCTGGGTGCGGACGTGGCGCCGCACGGCCACGTCCACGTGGTTCTCGACGGTGACGACGCCGGTCTGCGCGTTGCGGTAGGTGACGATGGGGACGCCCTCGCGCTCCAGCCTGCGCACGGCGGCGTGCAGGGCGCGCTCGGTGGTCCAGGCCCCGGAGTTCACGCGCGTGACCGCCTCGATGGAGGCGGAGAGGAACGCCCGCTTGGCCCCCTCCGCCATCGCCAGGTTGTCGCGAGCCAGGATCTCCGCCACGCCCGCGACGGTGGCCCGCACCTGCCGGGGCCACAGCGGCTCGCCGCCGCCCAGCCGCTCCACGTCGTCGGCGTCCGAGGCCCGCAGCGCCCGCTCCACCGCCTCCCGCGCCGCCTCGTCGATGGCGGCCTGGCTGCGGCCCAGGATGCGGGCCAGCTCGGGGCCATGGGTCTGGGCGAGCAGGGACAGGGCCGTGAGCCCCTTCTGGCCGAGCGGCAGGCCGTCCAGCAGGCGAGCCGCCAGGTAGTCCAGCATCTCGGCCTCTATGCCCGCGTAGACCGCCCCGACGGCGTCTGCGGCAGAGCCTATCTGCTCGGGGGAGAGCACGTCAGATGCCCAGGCCCATGGCCGGCGGGGCCTCCTCGGCGAGGGCTGCGCGGGCCTCCTCCTCGCCCATGCCGTAGAAGGTGGCCAGGTACTTCCATCTCGGCACGACGCCCGCGCCTATCTCGGAGAGCATGGTGGCCTTCTCGGTGGCGGTGTCGGCTATGACGGAGTCGTCGAAGGCCACCGACACCGGCCCGAAGTCCTCCTCCACGTCCGCGCCCAGGTGGATGCGCGCCCCGTCGAGCAGGCCGCCCACCACGTCCTGGATGGCGCCGCGCACCATGTTCTCGTGCTTGCGGACGTTGCGCATCAGCACGGAGTTGTCGGAGACCACCTCCGTGGCGGTCTTGAGGCCCCCGGCCCTGTCGAGCTTGAAGTACTGCTGCCCGAACCCGCATATCTCGCCCAGCTCCGCCAAGGCCACGTCGAGCGCCTGGCGCAGCGGCTCGGTGCGGATGGCGGGGGAGAACACGTCTATGAGCTAGCCTGCGCCGTCCCCGGCCACCATGCGGAAGGTGCGCTGGTCGGAGTCGGCCACGGGCACCACCTTGCCGTCCCGGGTGCGCACGTCTATCAACGCCTCGTCCATGAACACCTTGACGGCCGTCAGGTCCACCTCCTGGAACAGCGAGTCGAACGCGAGGTCCACCGCCTGGATGGCCCCCACGGCGTCGGCGAAGATGCTCATGCCGTAGGGGGACAGGTCGCTCACCACGTTCTCCAGGGCGGGCTTGACCACCCCGAAGGTCTTGCGGGGGCTTCGGGTGTCGAAGTCGGGCACCACCCCGAAGGCCTCGGGGTTGAGCCTGCGCCCCCGCATGAACATCATGGTCTTGATGCGGTAGGTGCCCTCTTCCAGCACGTGCAGCTGCACCTGCTCGGCGTCCTCTCCTTTGATCGACACGCGCGTGACGAAGGCGCATTCCGCCACGCCCTCCTCGTCGAAGGTCAGGGGCTTCACCATGCGCGCGTCGTTGCGGCGCAGCTTGACGTCGGGCGCGTCCCCTAGGTCGTACCACAGCGCCCAGGCCGCCGTGCCCAGGCCGAACGCCTTCTCCACCAGCGTCTGGCCCGTCGGCCAGAAGTTGCGCTCGTCAAGGTAGCGCTGCAGCCAGGCGTTGGCCTTCGGCGCCTCGACCGACACCTTGGTGTCCTCGGTGAGCATGAGGGAGGCCATCTCGCGGCACACCTTGCGCGCCGGATGCACCGAGAGGCGCTCGCGGGAGTGGCGGCGGCCGTCCTTGTCGTAGTACCTGACCTTGTAGAAGTCGTCCGAGCAGGTGTACCAGCGGTGCCACCTGGCTATTGCGTCGTCCATCGAGGCGTCGATGGAGTAGCCCATCTCCTCGATGGCCCTGCGTGCGCCCTGCGACACCGTGAACTCGTTGATGGCCATGCGGCCCTCCTCTCCGGGCGTCCTATCCTCGCACCCCTGTCGCCTTGCGGTAGGCCCGTCGGCTCCGCGCCTCGCGCATGAAGGCGTACCGGGTGGCGTCCACCCAGTGGTCGTTGCCGTCCGGCACGGAGCTGAGCCACTCGCCCTCGGCGTTGCGCTCGTACTGCATCTCGCGGACCTCCCGGGCCAGGTTCGGGCAGCGCACGGGGTCGATCACCCAGGCGCACGACTGCAGGAACCGGTACGACGCCTCGCGCATGTGCCCCTTGCCCGCGGCCCGGGCGTTGGCCCCGGCGTCGCGCTGGGACGCGATGGCCTGCGGGTCGGCGTCGTCGGAGAGCACTGGCAGGTGGTGGTAGGCCTCCGTGCGCCCGTCGTCGGACCACGTGAGGGCGCCCATGACGCGGCGGGCCTGCTCGTCGGGCTGCAGCTTGCAGCCGCCGTCCTCGTACCAGGTGACGATGGTGCGGGTGGCAGGCTGCCACTCGCTGATCGTGAAGGCCCACGGGTCGGGGAACCACCCGAAGTCCTGGCCGCAGCGCAGGTTATCGAACGCGTCCACCTCCGCCTGGGAGACCTCGCGGAACTCCACGCGGTCGAACACGTCCCCGCCCAGCCCCACCGGCACGCCCAGGTACTCGTGCTCGTATGCCTGCGGGTCGCTGGCGCGCAGGTCCTCGGCGTCGGCCAGGAACTGGGCGCCGAGCCACTCGGGCGGCACGTCGAGGTAGGTGGACCCGAACACGGGCAACCCCGCGTCCTTGCGCCGGGCGGTCTCGGCGTTGATCCAGCAGGACTTCGAGCGGGGAGGGTTGAAGGTGAAGACTCGGATGGAGGCGTCTCCTCCGCGCGTGGCCGACTGGAGCACCTTGCGTATCTCGGCCATGCCGCGGAACATGTCGGTCTCCTCGACCCAGACGAACCCGATGTGGCCGAAGGGTATCTTGATGCCCTTGACCTTGTTGGGGTTGTCGCAGCCGCGGAACAGCACGAGCTGGCCGGTGGAGCGCTTGCGGATGCGCAGGGTGGAGTCGGGCACCTCGTATTCGTCCTCCAGCCCCAGGGCCCTGATGGCCCATGTCACCTGGGCATAGGCCGAGTCCCGCAGCTGGTTCTTGTAGCGCATCATCACGAGCGCGTGCTGGTCTGGGTGCTGCTCGACGTGGTTGACCAGCTCCAGCGACGCGAAGGAGGACTTGGTCGAGCCGCGGCCGCCCTCCATCCACAGGTCCGCCGCCTCCTCGCGGGCTACGAGGCGGTGGGGCTCCAGGAAGGGCGGCGCGAGCAGGAGCCCGAAGTCGGCCCTGAACGGGGGCCGCTCCTCGGGCTCGTCCTCGGCGAAGGGCAGCAGCTCCCTGGTGGCCGAGATCAGCGCCTGCGAGGCGTTGAAGTTGATGCGCCCGTCGTCTCTGTAGACGCGCGCCACCACCTTCTCGGACTTGTCGGCCAGGCTGTCGAGGCGCTGCAGCAGCCTCGAACGGGAGAGCTTGGCGGCCTTGGCCGCCTCGGCGTTGAGGCCGGCCAGCCTTTGCGAAACCTTGGCGCTCGCCTCCAGCTTCGAGGCGGCCACGTCCACGCTGGAGTCCTTCCATGCGGCTGAGCGCGGGTAGGCGCGGCGGTACGCGGCGCGCTGGGTCAGGCCCTCGCATCGGGCCTGGCAGTACTTCTCCTGGTTCTGGGTGAGGCTCATGGCCCGGATTGTCGCCATGATGTCGCACGGGCCGCCCCGTGGAGGTGGGCGGACCGCTGAAAGGAGGGCAGAGGCGGAAGGAGGGCCCCTGCGCCTTGGATGATGGGGGAGGTGTCGCCCCCTAGCAGGCCAGGGCCAGCAGCGGCTTGAGCGCGCGCTGGGCGGCGCCTGCCAGGCTGATGACGGGGATGCCGAGGTCCCGGGCGAGCCTCCGCTCGATGCGGGCCCCCGGGCTCATCTCCCATCCTGGCAGCACCGCCACGGCGTCGGCGGCCATCAGGCGCGTGATGCTCTGGCGCATCGCCGCTGCCCACTCGGCGTCGGCGGCTATGGTGTCGTGGGGTATCTCCACCTCCCAGCCCTCGTCCCACAGCTCCTCCCGGGCCGCGTCGAAGGCTGGCCGATTGCCCTCCTCGACGCCCGTCACGGGGCCTATGACGTAGATCCTGCCCGTCACGCTCATGCCTCCCTCCATTCCCCGCACGCGCCGCACCAGCCCCAGTTGGTGCTGAGAGCGCCACCACAATCCCGACAGACAGGTTCAGCCGGCGAGGCCCTGACGTACACGATCTCGCGGTCAGCCTCCGGGTTGGATGTGTCATGCATCCGGGCGGTGAACTGCTCGGGTGGCTCTGCGATGGACAGGCCGAGACCATGGTGGCCCTTGGCATCGTCATAGCCTAGGCTCCAGCCAATCATGCCCCCACCACCTCGTCGTCTATGAGGGCGCGCTCAACCGCCTTCTGGGCCTCCCTCTCCGCTTCCGTGTCGAAACTGTCGTACCTCTCTGCTATCCCGCAGCGCCTGACGGCCGCCAGCCACAACGCCTCGGCGTGCTCCGGGCAGTAGTCTCCGATGACCTTGCTCTCGTAGATGATGTCCCCGTCTGGGCCGCGTGTGACTATGCACCCGCAACCGTCCACCGGCGCCCCGCAGATGTCGCAGATGCGCTCGACTATCTCCCTTGTCTGCTCCATCACGCACCCCTCTCTATGAGGGCGGTGAGGCGGTCTGCGTAATCGACCAGCTTGTTCGGGTCGCCATCCCAGCACTCGTTGGCGGCCATCATGTCATCCCGTAGCTTCTCTAAGCTATCGGGATGACGATGGGTTATCTCGGTCGGCGTGAAGGAGCACGTGCTGTGATCCTCATCGATCCCATTCGGGGGATCGATGCATGCATGTTTGCGATTGAATGTGCTACCTCCTTAACGTCTGGTGTCAGCGTC